AACAGGTAATAAGGTTTGGGGTGAACTTGTTCTCTTATAATTGATTACATCACCTGAGTGAATGTATTCATTATTTGGAAATGAACTAATCCAGTTAGTTGAAGAAATACCAGTTTCTAGGTTTCTATTATCTGGTAAATAATCAATAGGAATTTTTTTATTCCATAGTAACAAACCTACATCAAAGTCAGTAGAACCAAAAGTTTCATTAATAGAAGACGGTGTAACATTGACAATATTTTCTCCTGCTAAATAATAATTAGCAGTTGTTGCTCTATTTCCATATGTCAAGTATTCATAAACTGCTCGGTTAAACCCAGATGTATTAGTAATTCCAGCAGAGTTATCTACAGTTTCTTTAATCCATTGAGTAGGTTCAATTCTATAAACAGTTATAAAATCAGAAAGATTAATTGTATGGCCACTGTAGGTAAAAGAGTTTTGAACTACAGGATCAAATGGATATCCTGCTCTATTAATAATAATGCAATAACGATTGTATCCATCAATATCTAGAAAGTGAAAATAAAGGTTATCAGTATTAAAGTTTAATCCCGCAGGAACCTCAACATTAGCAACATCTAGATAACTATTTCCAGTACTGGTGGATACATAAGTAAGTGGTGGTCTTTTTTCAACAGACTTCTCAAGAGTAACGAGGCAGTTATCTATGTTTTCAGCCTCACTGGTTAGTCTCTTAGTAGGTGCTTGTCGCCCTACGCCACCACTTAGTGTATTAATTGGAAGTCTTGCAAAAGCCATTAGAACCTCGTTCTTGTAAAGTATGGATCACTAGAGAGAATGCCACGTCTATCGACAGCTGCTCTAGTTCCATGATCACCTAGTAATATAGATCTATTTTTCTTAAAAACATCAGAAGCTCGGCCACGAGAAAGATGGTATTGTTCTCGCATAGCCATACGCTTATCGACGTCTAGATCACCTTGGGTTATAGCCTGATACTCTCTAGCAGCGGTTTCCATGATTCCTCTTTGTAAAGCAGAATCAATGTCATCCCAACCATAGTTGTTTGCTGCATTATTAAGTGTTACAATAACCTCAATTTTTAATGCCTTATCAAATATATCAGTCTGCTTGGTGATGTTGAACAACCTCGTTGGATTGGACTTAATAGTAGTTTGGATCACCTCCCCCGTCGTAGAATCGAACAGAGGTTCAACAACTTGAGCATAACAAGCAGTATCAGGTAAGATAATCTTACCTACGTTAACACCAGCTGTTTCAGGAGTAAAGGTAGCAACATATCTATTGTTTGCTATACCTCTCATTACAGCTGCCTTTATAGTTTGATTAAGTATGAACTGAGCAACACTTGTATCGACACCCGCATCTGTACTAAGATCGTTTACTATGTGTTCACCCGAGGACAATAGCATGTGATTAACTGCATCTACATAGCTGTATAGTCCCATTACTTACCTCCCTTCTGCTTATAAGGCACAAGTTTGTTTAACATTTCTTGACGTTTTTCGCAGCCACATCCTGGGGTTTTTTTAAATCCCAGTTTGTTTGCTACCTTAGCTACGGTATCGCCAAGACCCCTGGAAGACATTTGAATTGGATTATATGGTTTTAAAGACATAAATACTCCTGAGAAAAAAATACCTAGGGGGCCTTTCGACCCCCTAGGTACAAGTAATAAAATGTAATTAGTTAGGATTAGGATCCTGGAACAGCATAAGTTCCTTGGATTACGCCGCAAAGTTCTGGACGAAGAACGCCAGCACCAGCCATCATGGAGCTTACAGTAAAGTAAGTACCACGGCGGACATCCTTAACAGATTCAACCTTCATACCTTGAAGACGTAATGAGCAAACTGCTGACTTTTGCCAGATAAGAGCCTTGACTGGTTTCATAGCAGTGCCGCTGACTGGAGCACCAGCTGCACTAACTATAGCAATTTCATCGGCTTCAGTGCCGTTGTACCAGTTAAAGTTATACTTAGCATCCCCGAGATCAGCAATTACTGATACTCTATCTCCAGTTGAACCTTGAGCATACTGACCAGTTGCAGTATTAATACCTGTTCGTAGAACATTGGTACCGCTATTAACCCCAGATTGAACCTTAGCATGATCTAATTGTTCAAGGTGATTGCTCTTAATAATCTTAACACCCATATACTCAAGAGCTTCGGTAATACCGAACATGTTCTGAGAAAGTGGAGCACCAAGGCCACCAGCTTCAGCTACACCGCCAAAGAATGGACGACCAGCACCACCAACAAGACCAGTAGCATCACGAGCAATACCAAGTGCACGGATGTCATGGAAAGCTTGTGGGGTTACAGCACAATAAACTTCACCAAGGGTTGCATCAATTTCAGAAAGACGAACCATGTAACGCTCAATGTAATCAAGAAGCAAAAGAGCTGCATCAGTTCTTTCAGTTTGAGTAGCACCACGAAGACCTAAGAGATTAAATCTAGCATCAGCTGGTAGGATGTTTACATCTGTGTGGTTCATACCAGCAAGATTGTTACCTCTGATGTTGTTAAGTGGATGTCTAGCAGCAACAAATGCAGCCTTAGCAATCATGCAAGCAATTTGTTTGTCACGAGTATAGCTAAGTTGTAAACCAGCTTGACGAGCTAACTCAGCTCTGTAATCCCATTGGGTAAGCATAAGGTGAATATCGTCAAGTTCGAAGTAAGCAGCCATTGGGCGCTCATCGAGTGAAATATCAAACCAACCTGGAGTTGAGATGGTAGAATCACCAAGAAGCTCAATACCAGCGTTCCACTTACCAATGTGACCTACAGTACCAGTAACAGGAAAACGCTTAGTAGTTCCTGAGGTAATGGTTTCTGTAGTAACCATTGGTTCAAAGATATTATATGAGTCGTAAGCATTGATTACTTCGCCCGACCAAATAGGAAGCCAATAATTTGGATCTGATGCACCAGAAACTGATGGAATAGAGGTTGTTGAAGCTGCTGAACCACCATCTGGCCATGAACCAACACTAGTACCGACTGGATAAATTGGGTCAACATTGTGACCTGTTTCGCTTGGACCTAAAGGCATATTTGTTTCTCCTTATATAGAAACTCTCTTTTAAAATAAATAAACATTAACGAAGGAGAAATTATTAATTCGTCCGTGTCCTTGTAGGATTATACGGAGTTAACGATTTCTAAAGCCGTACTTTGATGAGTTAATAACCATCTGCTCAACTGCTTTATTAAAATTAGGATCTGTTCTACGTCTTGGATCGCGTAGAGCAGCTTGTTGTTCAGCAAAGTTTTTAAATACCTGTACGGATTGTGGAACCTGAGAGGGATTAACCCTGTTTGACAAAGCTTGAGGTTCCTGAGTCTTGGGCTTTGCTTGTGGTTGTATTTGCTCATATTCAGCCTTAAGACCTAGGAGGACATTCTTATAGGCATTTGTTTGAAGAGAGCGATTAATAGCCGCAACTTCATCAGCTGGCTTGGACTCTTGAGCCCACTTGAATAGACGTTTAAGGTTGTCACTTCCGCCTACGACAACTGCCGCATCTTCCCAAGATTGCTTTGCTAATGCTTTACGACCTTTAATCATTTGCTCAATGATCACTTCATCAGCACCCATCTTAGCTTGAATCTCTTTACGAGTAGCTGCACTTACGGCACCCGTTGAGTCAATTTCTTTGCCCCAACGAAGCCAATCTTCTGCACTAACCCGAGCTGTAGATCCAGGCTGAGAAGTAGGTGGTGGTGTAATCTTTAGATCTTCTGGAACGCCAGAAAGATCCTCGACTGGTTCTGGTTGAACCTGAGCTTGAGGTGAGTCCCCCACATAGTTAGGATTAGTCACCCCATTTTGATTATACTGCTTCTTTAGAGAAGCTATTTCCTGTCTGGCTTGAGTGAATCCCTTGCGGGCTTCAACTAAACTGTTAAACCAATCATCAGCAGATTTGAAATTACTAGGGATTTTTTGCCCCTGATCTTGAACATACTTCATAAACATAGCACGTTCACGAGTTGTTTGTGGATCTTCTGATTGGATTGGTGTAGCAATGATTGGCTGAGTCTCGACAGGTTGAGATTGTTCAGCATTATTTGTATCTAACATTTAACTCTCCTTTAAGATTATTCGGATTACCGAGTCTTAGTTTTTTTCTTTGGTGTAATTGGTTTTTTAGAATCTGGCTTAGGACCAGTACGTTCTTTAATATAATTCATATCACATTTCTTTTTCATTTTTTCTTTGCTTTCTTACTGGTTTTTTTCTTTGTTGGTTTTTTCTTTTTTGGCATTGGTTTCTCTTCAGGCATTGGCATTTGAGCACCAAGACCCATTTGAGATTCCATCATACCAGGACCATAACCAGTTGGCATACCCATACCCATCATTGGCATTCTACTCATTGTAGCCTCATTTCTTTAGTTTGTTCCAAATAGCTAAACCAGTTCGGTGGTAGTTTCTTTCAATCTTAGAAACAGTACCGTTTCCAACAATATCACCACCAACTCTGTAATCTAATTGTTTATGTGCAGCAATAACTCCACTTGTAAATGCTAGATCATAACCAGTAAGTTCTATATCATTTGCAGCGGTACTTGTTGTAGTTAAGGAATAAGCTTGGTCAGATAAATTATTAAGTGGTGTTCCAGCAGAATTACTTGTAAAATCTAAAGTACCTACATCAGTTCCTGCGGCATTCCGTCCATGAAATAATGCTGATAAACGATTATCAACTAATCCTGTACGAATATTAACTGCAAATACACCATTACGATTGCGATTTGCAGTAGCCTCAACTAAATTAAATCGTTGATTATTTGTATTATTAGCTGGATCAATATATGTACCCATAGCTAAAGCTACACCTTGTTGAAATGAAATTGCTGGCATGGATTAGTCCTTTATTGTAAGATTTTAGTTTTATATCTAGAAAGAGTACGTTTAGCTTGGATATTACCTTGATCACAGAGTG